TAATATGTCAAATCAATTTAGGCAAATTTCGGTTAGTATTTGGGAAAGAAAATGGATAGATGGTGATCCATCATCTCCACAAACAACTGAGCTATTTAATATATACAATAGAACAATTAATTTTATAGATGCAGAAGATAGGGTTGCGGACATAAAGTATAGCCTATTAGCTTCTAACATGCAATTAACAAATATTAGATTATTTGATCAAACAGCAGAAATAGAAAAACAAGCATTGATACTTAATCAAAATATTGTACAAGATGCACAAAGAGCTATCATAATAGACAATGCGCTTCCAAAGCTGAAGCTTCCATTTATAGCACAAAGTAAATAATAAGATATGTCGAATAATAAGAAAGTTAATCAAGGTGAGCGAGCTGAAGAGCTAAGAAGACGAAAGGAACTTGAAAAGCTAATTGAAAAAACCAACACTGAAATAACTACGCATGTAGATGCAGCAAAAGAAATGCTACCTTCTCGGAGTGAGCAATTCTTGGATTATCATAAAGTAAAGACCGTGATAGACAAAGAGTCCAGGGATATTGTCCACTCTATTGCAGAGTTTTATTTGGAAGAAGAAATCGTAGAAAAGGTCCCTTATGTTGCACAAAAAACAAAGGTTGATCATATTACAGTCTCATCATTATTATTTCAAATGAAGACCGCAGAGCATGCTATCATAAAACTACTAGGCGAAATTGATGATGGGAATCTCCATCCTAGAACGTTTGAGGTATTGGCATCATTACAAAGATCTAAAATGGAAATTGTTAAACACCTTGCACAATTCATGATTATCATGGAAAATGCATATAAGAATTTCCAAGAAGATTATCGAATTAAAAAATCTGAGAATACTAATTTTGAGGAGGATGATAATGCAGGAGGATTTAGAACCCGTGGATCTAAATCATTAATACAAGCTATGCAAAGAATTAAGGAACAAGGCGGAGCAGACGATGATATTGAACAAATTGCAAAAGACACGGATAGCAAAAATAAGATAGTTGATAATGGCGATCAGGAATAAGATCTGGAATAGCAAATTGGTTTCGGATGTTATGGACTCTATTGAGCTGGGTAAACCAACTGATACAACATGCTTCTGGTCAAATAATCCACAGTATCGTGCAGCTGACATTAATTTCGATCTTACTAAAGAAGAAACCGAAGAATTTATTAGATGTGCCAATGATGTAGTTTATTTTGCTAATATGTATGCACATGCAATGACTGATGATGGGATTGCAAGTATCACATTAAGACCTTACCAGGAAAAAATGTTAGAGACTATGAATGATAACCGTTTCGTTGTAATGTTAGCATCACGGCAAATCGGCAAAACAATAACATCAGGTATTTTCTTAGCATGGTACTTATGTTTCCATTTTGATAGAAATGTTTTAATTGTGGCAAATAAACAAGCAACTGCAGGTGAAATTGTTAGTAAGATCAAAACTATTATTCAAAATCTTCCTTTCTTTCTAAAACCCGGTGTTGTGGCGGGTGGTGCATTAGGCTTACGGTTTGATAACGGCTGCCGTCTATTTTCCCAAGCAACCACCAAAACGGCGGCGATAGGTTTTACTATTCACTTGCTATATGCTGATGAGTTTGCACATATTCAAAACAACTTTATTACACCGTTCTACCGATCAATATATCCAACGTTATCTTCATCACAGGTATCAAAGATTATCATTAGTTCAACACCCAATGGCATCAATCTTTTCCATAAGATTTACAAAGGTTCTAGTGCAATGGAAGGGACCAATTCATATAAAGGCATTCGCGTTGATTGGTGGGAAGTTCCTGGAAGGGATGAAGCATGGAAAGAACAGGAAATTGCTAATCTAGGATCACCTGAATTATTTGAACAGGAATATGGCAATAAATTCTTAGCAAGTTCGACTATGTTATTATCTGCAAAGATTATAGAATTTATGGCGAGAATTTCAACTGCATATCAATGGACTGAGATATATGATACTATACTGGATAATCATCAATACGAAGGATTAAAATGGCATCCATCATTCGATCCAAATAAGATATGGTCTAATACAGATAAATTTGTCATTAGCGTGGACCTTGCAGATGGTGTAGGCAGAGATTATACAGTATTTAACATATTTCAGTTAGAGTCCTCATCAGTTGCAAAAATTAGACAAATTAAGAATTTTAATGAAGAGCAAGATTTCTTTAGATTGCGACAGGTTGGAAGATTCCATTCAAATATTAGATCAATAGAAGATTCAGCCGAAATACTTGATATGCTACTGTTTGATGTGTTTACGCCTGAAATGGTTTCGGTTGTATTAGAAATGAATTTTAAGGGAAACTATATGTTAGAAAAGCTTTCTAAGAATCAAGATTTTTACCCAGAAATGTTTTTACATACTAAACATTCTATGAAAGCAACAAGGGAGAGTATTGGTGTCAAATTAAACAGAGATAATAAACAAACATATTGTAGAGAACTTAAAAATTTGATGGATGCAAATAAGATAGTTGTCACTTGCGAAGATACATTAGAAGAATTAGCTACGTTTGGCCTAGATGACCGAGGAAACTTTTCAGGACAAGGTACCCATGATGATTTAGCAATGTCGTGTGTTAATTTAATAACATACTTTGATAGCACAGATTTTTATGAACATGTAGAAGATACAATTGACCATATTCATGAAGATATATACAATGCTATCTATAAAAAGATTGATGAAGGTGGAACAGATAATGACTACCTAGATACTGTAAGATGGTTTGGAAACCAAGGGTAAATTTGTAAAAATATCCCTTATCCTTAGGAATATATAATTTAAGGAAATAGAAAACCTCCAGTAAAAATAAAGAAAATGATCAATGGCTAAGATCACACTTGACTTAAACCAATTTAAGGCTTCAGGGGTATATACCGTGGAATTCGATGCAAGTGAAAGGGTAATCCTTTCAACCGAAACTATTCGTTTAGTAGTAGGATTCTCTAGAAGGGGACCCTTTAATGCTCCAGTATTCCTAAGAGACTTAAAAACAGCAAGAACTGTATTCGGAAATATCGATACATTCTTGGAAAAACGTGGATCATACTTCCACAGAGCAATCGAGACCTGTCTACAAACTGGTCCGATCTTCGCATTAAACTTATTACCATTAAATAACGTTCCACTGAACGAAGGTGGTGACGGTGTTCAATACCGATCATTTGCAGTAGACGTTGATGAGGAAAATGGACCTATATCTAGGGATTTATTGGCATCCTTCTATAACAAGGAAAGATTCTGGTTTGCAGATACTGACAATTTTATAGCAATTGCAAATAATAATCCACTTAATAAAGGAAGATTACTAAGTTTGACTAACGTTAGTCAAACCCCAATGTCATTCATAGTAAGAAAACCAGATCCTGCAGTTCAAGGATACGCAGTAACTGCCCGAGAATGGTATGGCGCAGGAAACGTTCCTGATTTCATATATGAGTTTGATTTCATAGAAGATTATTTCTTGGAATTAATTGCTATAGAAGGTGATTGGACAGATTATAAAACACTTTCGGAGGATCCTGTATTCTCAAGATATTTTGATAGACGCGGTATTATTATAAGCCGTTTGAATGAGTTCCTTGCATTAGAGGAAACAACAACTGTTGCAAACTTCATAGGATCTATCATTCCAGATTTCGTAGATGGCAATGGATCTAATCAATTCATAGAGGTATTGGTTAATCAGGCTGTTGGAACAACTGGAATATTCTTGGCTGTTAACCGTGAAGAATTAGACGATTATGCTAACTCAACATATAAAGTTGATTTGGTTGGTCATAGTTTAATCTCTACATCTGATGATACAATCGATTTCTTATCATACAACACACCTATCTCTAAGGCTGTTGCATACGATGATATGAATATCTATATTAATAATGCTACTCCAGTATTTACTGAAAACGATTACGCTGCAGGAGCTTATTCCGCAGCATATGTAACTTCATCACCTATCGGTGGAACAAGTGGATTATTCGGTAATGTATTAGTTGTACCTAAACCTGCTCCAACTGAACCAGTGTTTAATACAAATAAGTATCAAGAGTTACTTGATGGGTTAACAAATATTTCATTGGTTGAAACTGTTGGTAAAATTGTAACCACGGCTGGATATGGATTAGATTATGTAAAGGTTGACGATGTAATAGATAATGGAACAGAATTTAGAGTAATTCTAAGTAATCCTAATGCAGAGGCACCTTCTTATGTGATCGATGCTGGATCCCCATCATCAACTGTCGGATCTGTTAATACAGTTGCAGGAACAATTACATTGGCTACTGCACCTGCAGGCGTGACAAATAATAGCATTGCATACATAACTGCACCAGGATATTCACAATACTTTGAATGTACTGAAGCAGCTGGTGTATTAACACTTAATGGAACCGCTGCAAATCCCGGAATTACAACAATTTCTATGGATCACAATCCTGCATCATATTGTGCAGGTGATGACGAATTACTTGAATTAGCAACTGCAATAGCTGCTGGTACATTCTATGCTGAAGACGTATCAATAACAATATGGTCTGATTATGGTACACATGCAGTACCTGCAAATAATGATTTAGTTCCTAACTTACTAACATCTGTTGCTGGTAACGATGGAATATCTGTTGTTTATTCACCTGACGCAGTATTTAATCATGAAAACGAAACAACTTATACAACCGTTGCACAAATAACATCATTAATGACTGTCGATGAAGACTTCGACATAAATGGCAATATTGCTACATTTCCTGGTGATTTTGCAGGTGCATCAATTGCTGACCAAGCAAATAACCTTGCAGTATTCTTAACAACACTAGTAGGAACAAATAACCTTGTCGCTGCAACATCAGATGGCGTTGATAGTGTTACAATAGTATTTGACGATAATGCTGCGGTTTATTCATTCAATATTAATGCAGGTGCCGGTGCTGCAACATTTACCCCAGCATCAGGTTCCTTTACTGACCAATCTGATTATACAGAGGCATATCCAGGAGCTAAACTTTCCAAGGATATTCAGGCTAATAGAATTGTAGATGGCGATTATGTTTACTACAATGCAACTGATTGGAATTATCTTAACGTTGACGAACAATGGGGTGGAGACTTTGATGTAACATCAAATCTTAAATATGGATTAATAGGTACAAGAGTACGTCAGTATTCAAATGTAGGATTAACTACCCAAATTACTGGAACTGCTTCAACTCCACCATTCGTGGATATTGTAACCACCAATGAATCATACGTTGCTGGCGGAGGAATTTACGGGGACGGTGGTAATAATGACCTTCTTCTATATTCTGCTGCAATCGAGAATCTTAAAACAACTGTCGATATCATTACTGGTACATTAAATGCACCGGCAACACAATTCCGTATCGCAGAAGGTGATTCATCACTATTAGAAGTTGGATATTTCTTGGTAAATGCTGCAGGAACTCATTTAACACGAGTTACCTCCAAAATCAAGAGAATTAATCAAACTACTGGCGTTGTTGAATACGAAATCAATACAACGGTAGGAGTACAAGTTACCGGGGTTGCACCTCAAACTGTATTAGCATTCACACCGATTAATTCATACGTTGATCGATTACAATTTACAAACCTAACTGGTTTTGCACTTAATGAATATCATTTACCAAGTAATCAATCACAACTTGAGAAAATCTACGGAGTAATTGAAAATACTAACTTGGGTATTACACTTGCAAGTAAAGATATCATTACATTCCGATATTTGATCGATACATTCGGGTTTGGTATTGCTCCTCAAATGGGACCAAAATCAATTCTTACTAGATTGGCTAAAAATCGTCAGAAATGTATGGCAATACTTAATGCGCCATCAATTCAAGAGTTTATGGATTCAACCGATCCTAGATTTACTGATGATCCAAATCCATCGGCAGGAAATCCAAGACCTACGTTAAATGCTGAATACATTTCAACTGGAGGAAATCTTTCAATAGGTCCTTCATTTACATTCAGTTTACCTGACGAAGAGAACGGAGCCAAATTCATGGGCGCATTCACTCCTTGGTTAACAGTGAGAGAGAATAATAAGAACATTACTGTTCCACCCGCGGCTGATGTATCAAATAACTTCATTAGAAAATTCTTAAATGGACAACCATATTCAATCGTGGCTGGACCAAGACGTGGTATTCTTTCAAATACTAAACTTGTAGGTCTTGAATATGAGTATACATTACAAGATCGTGAATATATTGAACCGTTTGGTTTGAATCCAATTGTAACAGTACGAAATGTTGGTATTATGATCTACGGAAACCAATCAGGTTACCAAAGAACACTATCTGCATTCAATAACTTACATGTTAGGGATTTACTTATCACTGTGGAATCTGCTGTCGAAGATGTACTTACGCAATACTTATTCGAATTTAATGACGCAGCTACAAGATTAGAGATCAAATCAATAGTTGAAAATTACATGGAAAATGTAAGAAATGCAGGAGGAATATTTGACTTCTTGGTTATCATGGATGAAACCAATAACACTGCTGAAACAATTGATCAAAACTTTGGTATCATCGATATAGGTATCGAGCCTTCACGCGGAATGCAAAAGTTTGTGAATCGTGTAACAATTCTTAAGACTGGAGCTATTGCATCAGGAGGATTTACAATTGCATAATTAAAAGAGATATATACTAAAAGAAAAAAACTTAAATAAACATGGCTGGATTACCACATTATAAGAATAGCAGGGCTGCGATAAGTAACTTTGAGCCTTTATACCCGGCACATTTTGAGATCATTCTTACACCGCCATCTGCGGTATCAGGGTGGGACCTTGTAATGGAAAATGTCTTGAAGATTTCAGGATTAGAAACAAATAAAATGCCTGGGGTTGTTGAACAACAATTCAAAGCAAATAAAAGGACCTTTGCTGGTGGATCTATTGCTGGTGAAAGTACTGTTTCATTAGGACTGGACTTTGAGGTAAACCTAAATGATAATAATTCTGCCTATGTGTATAAAGCACTAAGACAATGGACTGATATTATCTATGATCCATTAACAGGTCGTCAAGGTCTTAAAAAGGATTATATTGGTGGACCTATGGTTGTATCATGGTTTAATAAACAAGGCGATATTCACCAACAATGGAAATTCCCAACAGTATTTCCTGAAACTGTTTTAACACCAGTAGGTGAATTATCATACGATAATAATGATATCTTCAAAGTTGAAGGATTTACATTACGTGCCGATTACTGGGAAGAAACAATTCTTTAATACATACTTACTTAATATTAAGGGTCTGGTTTATCCAGACCCTTTTTTTATGCCTAATTTTACTTTTTATTCCCAAAAAGTAAAACTTTTTTCAATCTCGGATATATAAAACAAATAAAATAATAAAGAAAAAAATCTTTATCTTATGAGTGAAAACAAAAACACAGATCCCAATCAAGAGTGGGAAAAAAATGCAGAAGATTTTGTTAAAGCTAATGAGAATACGGATTCAACTGCTATACAAGAACCTAAGGTAGCAAAGGTTGAACCTGTAAAAACATTAGGAAAGGCAAAAAGCTTTGAAGATGATAGCCGTCCATTGATGGCTGATGTTGGTTATAAAAATATTCCGATGGATGTTTTACCATCCCAGGGTATGTTTTATCCAGCAGGTACACAAATTGCTATTAGAGCAGCGTCGGTTTCTGAAATTAGACACTGGTCAACAATAGATGAAGAGGATTTACTTGGTGTTGATGATATGATCAATTATGTAATTGAAAGATGTTGTCGATTAAAAATACCTGGTTCATCGTCAAGCTGGAAAGACATTAAAGATGTCGATAGGTTCTATATTATATTCGCAATTCGTGAATTTACATTCAAGGATGGTGAAAATAAGCTTTACGTAGATGTAGGCGAAGGTGAGAAGGTTGAGGTCCGCAAGGAAATGGTAAGATATTTTACGCTTCATGAAAAACTTGAAAAATATTATGACCATGAAAAAAGGAATATAATTCTTAAACTTAGGAACGGTGAAAATATTCCATGTTACATGCCCTCAATTGGTGTTACACAGTTTATCAAAAGTTATATTAGAGGTAAACAACAGCAACAATCAAATTTTGATCAAGCGTTTATTAAATACGCATCCTTTCTGTTTAATGATTGGAGGACATTGAATCAAATGACTTACGAAAAATCTGTTCAAGATTCTTCTCAATGGTCAATCCAAAAGATATCAGTATTATCAAAAATGACGGAGTACTTAGGTGATGGCGTTAAACCAGAGCTAATGTACAATACACCAGGAGGGTTAGAAGTAACTGCCCCTCTTAATATCTCAGGAGGAATCAAAAGTCTTTTCCTTATTTCAGATATCTTTGACGAATTGGTTTGATGTAGAGTTTGCACTCCTCAAACATCTCAAACTCCAACCCGATGCTCTGGACAGTTTACCATTTTATAGACTTGAATATTTAATGGAAGCATGGCAGAAATCTAATGAAAAAGATCAGAAACATAGAAAAGAGCAGGAATCAGTAGATAGGGATAAATACAGTCCATCCGCATTGCAGCGTTCACAATCATCAATGATGAAAAACTATATGGGTGGAAATAATAATCTAGGTAATATGGGAGGAAACTTCAAAATGCCTAAGATGCCAAAGCTGTAAAAAATAAAAATAATAGCTAAGTTGGATATATACAGTATAATTCAACTTAGCTTTTTATATGCCTTCACCAACAGAAAAAACATTAAATGCTTTACTATCATCTCAATTAAGAATTGAGAAGTTGCTTGAAAAGGCAGCTACTAATAAGGATGGTGAATCATCAGCTGATGAAAGTAATATTGATAATATTGCACTAAGTATCTCTAGCAATGTTGAGGCTATGCGGAGTACTTTGGAATCTGTTGAAACTGCACAATGGCGGGCAGTTGATCATTTACTAGAAATAGAAAATTTATTAAGACATGGCGATAGCGGTAAAGGCGGCAAAGGCGGTGTTGTAAAGATTAAAGCTGCTGGCTTTATTGGATTAGTAACATCTGCATTATTATTCAAACTTGTTGGTAAGAAAGCTGGTGAGGAATTCGTAGAATTTGTACAAAACTTTGTTAATGTATTTGTCCGCATTGCTGGTATTGTTGGTGAGATGTCAATGGCAGGTCCTGCTATTTGGTCCGCGACCAAAGGTCTTGCAAAATCTATAGTTCTCCTTGCATTAATAACACCTCTGATAGCCCTTGTTACGCCTTTTATACCAGCTATTGAAGCAATAGCCAGAGCACTTGCAGAGGTTAATAAGTCCGTAGGTTCAGAGGAACAAGCCGAATACGGAAAACGCACAAGAAACAATTTTATTATGATGGCCGCTTCTATGGCTATTATAGGACTTGCATTAGTAGGTCTTGGAATGTTAGTATTCAAATTTCCTATACAGATAATAACAGGTATTGGGGTTATGTTATTAATCTCAGGTATTTTTGCTATTATAGGATTAGCAGGTCCTATTATTGAAAGGGGTGCCGATGCAGTTAAGGATATAGGCTATGCAATTGGAATTTTTGGATTAGGATTTTTAGTTGCTGCAGGATCATTTGCTCTTGCAAGTATATTACTTGGTGGTGATGGAGGGCTATTAATGGGTGTAGGAATGATAGTTGCTACCATTGTAGGTATTGGTTTAGCCTTTGCACTAATTGGTTTAGCAGCCACCTTTATTCTAGAAGGTGCCCTTGCTATTGCACTTATGGGAATAGCATTAATACCATTTTCATTAG